TGAGTCTGCAGCAACAAACGGATAATTCCGCTACGTGCAACGGCAGGGGTGGGGTCAAACCCACCTCTGTCACTTAGGAAAGGTTAGATATGGCATATAAGTTAGTAACACCCTACCAATGGCAAACCTGGGGCGCTGGTGCTGGTGAACACACCAAGTACTCACGCCTTGCTGGTCGCCGGTTCAACGGTGGCACTATTGACGGTGCTATTCCAATCAGCCTTACAGATGTAGCACGTGGTCAAACACTTATTGTTAACGGAACTACTGTTACTGAGACATTGACTCCTAACCAAGATGATCTAGCAGCAGCTAGTTATTACTTCCTTGGCGGTCACGAATATACTATTAGTGATACCCAAGCCACTGTTCTTATCAACGCTGGCTACGGCGATTATGTGACACCGATAGTATGAAGCACTGGGAAGATCATCCTGAACCAGTAACCAGTTGCTTTGGATGCAAGGTTCTAGGACTACAAGTTAATGAAGTCTCTTTAAGAACCAATGGTATTCCTACTGCTAAGCAACACGATAAGGAACTACAGTCTTATTATGATGCAACGCGTCAAGGAATAGAACCACGTTCTACAAAATCTAAAGATATAGATGCAGCAGTTAAACTTTCCAACGAGGCTGGTAAGGCTTTTGATGGAATCCAAATGACCTTTAAGGAGTAATAATGGCAAAGATGTCACCTAAGATGATGAAGGCTTATTCAGCCTACGAAAAAACAGAACCAAAAGCAATGAAAAAGAAAGAACTTAAAAAGGGCGAAACTAAGGCGCAAAAAGCCAAAGAAGTAAAACAAGGTATGCACAAGATGCCTAATGGTAAAATGATGAAAAACTCCGCTATGAAGAAAGGTAAGTAATAATGAATAACAAAACAGAATTAACAACAGACATAAATAATCTTGTTTACCCACCAGCAGATAAGCAATATCCAAGCAACCTTAAGTACGAAACTTATGAAGAACTACAGACAGGTGCAATGGGCAAGGCTGCTAAGTAATGAACAATGCAGCCAAGAAAGCAAAGATCTCTAAGGTAATGAAAGAGTTTAAGGCGGGAACGCTAAACTCTGGTTCTAGTAAAGGACCTATTGTTAAAGGCAAGAAGCAAGCGATTGCTATTGCGCTATCACAAGCAAAGATGTCTAACAAGAAAATGGGTAAGAAGAAGTAAATGGCAAAGTCTCCAGCGTGGCAACGCAAAGAAGGTAAGAATCCCAAGGGTGGCCTCAATGCTAAAGGTCGTGCTTCGTTAAAAGCTGCAGGTCAAAATATAAAGGCTCCTGTTAAATCTGGAGACAATCCACGCAGAGCAAGTTATCTTGCTCGTGCTGCTGGTAATCCAGGACCTGAACGTAAGCCTAATGGAGAACCAACTAGATTACTTTTATCGCTACAAGCCTGGGGTGCATCATCTAAAGCAGATGCTAGATCTAAGGCTGCAGCAATATCTAAAAGAAATAAAGGTAAGAAATAATGTGTGCTAAATGTGGTTGTAAATGCAAAGCAGGCAATCCTCAAAAAGGTTGTAAATGCACCTGTGCTACCTGCAAGAACGCAAGGAAAAAAAAGTGAAAAAGAAAGTAGCATTTTGGGATACAAAGAATCCTAAGAAAACATCAAAGGCGCTAACGCCTGCACAAAAGGCGTCAGCAAAGGCAAAGGCTAAGGCAGCAGGACGACCTTATCCAAACTTAATAGACAACGCAGCAGCAGCTCGCAAAAAGAAGTAAGGAGATATAGGTGGCACTAGGAGTAGCAGGAACAACGCTAAGAGATGAACTCAATCGTCTGGCTAATGGTGGCACCTATCGAGCACCAGGGGCGATGGTAGGGCAAGCCTTGGCTGCCCGTCAGTGGGCAGTTCTAAGATCAGTAACAACAAACTTAACAGACACAGTGGGAGTATTAAATGCAATTCAAGGCACGGTTAGCACCAATCGTCTTGATTTTAACGGCGTATGTAACGCTCTCGCTGGTACTTCTCAACTACCTGCAGCGCAGGCTCTCAGAGGAATATCATCTTGAGTGCTAAATTTAATCTAATATGCGAACAAGCAACCACATTTAATTTTCAATTCTCAGTCAACAACGATGCTGTTCCGATCAACCTTACTGGTTATACCGGAACTATGACAGTGCGCCCATTCGTTGGGTCTAGCACTACCACCATAACTGCCACTACAACCAATGGTCGTATGGTAATTACTGGTGCTACTGGCACTGTGACCGTGACACTTTCTGCAGCTCTTACAGAGCCAATCGTTCCTGGTCGCTATTCATATGACTTAGTACTAGATAGCGGATCTACTGTCACTAGATTCCTTGAAGGTTTATTTATCGTAACGGGGGCTGTAACGCTATGACAACTTATGTAGTTATCGAATCTATCACTCCCAACCAATCTTTAGTATTCTCAGCACAGCAAGGTCCACAAGGTATCGGTGGAGCCACAGGCCCAACTGGTCCATCAGGTCCTGTCGGTGCTACTGGTTCTACTGGCGCAACTGGCGCTACAGGTGCAACTGGTGCCACAGGTCCAACAGGACCAGTCGGTGCCACTGGTGCCACTGGACCAGCAGGTGTTACTGGAGCCACGGGTCCTACAGGCGTTACAGGAGCCACTGGTCCAACTGGTGCTGCTAGCACAGTTGCCGGTCCTACGGGCGCTACAGGGCCTGCAGGGGCCACAGGACCTACAGGTCCTACTGGTGCTGCAAGTACTGTTCCAGGACCAACAGGTGCCACAGGACCAACAGGTGTTGGTGCAACAGGTGCAACTGGTCCTACTGGAGTCACTGGCGCTACAGGAGCAACAGGCGTTGCTGGTTATACGGTTCTTAGCGGAGCAGTAGATCCGACAACACAAGGCGTCAATGGCGATTTCTATATCAATACAGCAACTAATAAAATTTTTGGTCCTAAAGCTGCAGGCACTTGGCCTGCTGGAGTTAACCTTGTTGGACCTACTGGTGCTACTGGACCCGTCGGAGCAACTGGAACCACAGGAGGAGTTGGAGCAACAGGTGCCACTGGTCCTGCTGGTGCAACTGGACCGACTGGTCCTACAGGACCAACTGGTCTGACTGGACCGACTGGACCAACAGGTGCTACTGGCGTTGGCAACATTGCAGGATTTAATACTCAGACTGGTACTTCTTACACACTTGTATCAGGTGATCTTAGCAAGATTGTTACTCTTAACAACGCTGCTGCCATAACCCTTACAGTGCCACCATCAGTCTTTAGCGCTAATGACCAAATCCACGCAGTTCAATACGGAGCCGGTCAGGTGACCTTTGCTCAAGGATCTGGTGTAACTATTCTTTCAGTTGGAGCAACAACTACTGCTCCCAAGTTGAGAACTAACAAGTCTGCAGCCACTGTGATCTGTACGGCGAGTAACACGTTCTTGATCGTGGGCGACATAGTATAATTTCGCACTATGAGATTCCACGTAATAAGCCTGCCACATACACAAACAACTAAAGATTACGTCAACTGCGCCTATACCGAAAAGGTAAGACGCTTTTGTATAATGATGAAGAGTCTAGGTCACACGGTCTATCTCTATGCTGGAGATCAGAATGAAGCGCCGGTTGATGAACTCATCACCTGCATTACTAAAGAACAGCAGGATGAAGCACTAGATGGTAAGCATTACACCGAAGCTGCATTTGATAATACGCTACCGCATTGGCAGATCTTTAATCAGAACGCCATAGTTCAACTAGGCAAGCGTCTGCAGAAGAAAGACTTTATCTGCCTTATCGGTGGGGCTTCACAAAAGCCTATCGCAGATGCTTATCCAGATTATATGAGCGTCGAGTTCGGTGTTGGCTATGGTGGAGTCTTTAGCAAGTACAAAGTCTTTGAGTCCTACGCTTGGATGCACAGCATCTATGCGATGTATAAAGATCCGACAATGGTAGATGGTAACTTCTATGATGCGGTAATACCTGGTTACTTAGAACCAGAGATGTTCCCGCTACAAGAGAAGAAGGAAGACTACTACCTCTACGTAGGTCGTATGGTAGATCGCAAAGGTTTGGTTGTAGCACAGCACGTCTGTAAAGAACTTGGTCTAAAGCTGATTATGGCAGGTCCTGGTAATAACCCAAAGATTGAATATGGTGAATGGGTAGGACCAGTAGGACCAGAGCAACGAGCAAAGTTAATGGGCGGTGCTATTGCTCTATTTGCTCCAACACTTTATATCGAACCTTTTGGTAATGTGGTGATTGAGGCGCAAGCCTGCGGAACTCCAACAATTACCACAGACTGGGGAGCCTTCACAGAGACTAACCCAAATGGAGTTACTGGATACCGTTGCAGAAATGCAATGGAATTTGCAGTAGCAACAGAATGGGTCAAGGACTTAGACCCAGTAGCAATACATAAGAGAGCAGTAGCGTTGTATTCATTAGATGCTATTGCACCACAATACGAGCAATACTTTGCAAGACTGCTGACTCTATGGGGAGATGGCTGGTATGAGAGGAAATAATGCCAACACTTAGCGATATGATAGATGAGGTTCGCTCATCTCTAGCAGGTTATACCCTGCGCCAAGATAGAATAACCTACTTAAATAGTGCTATAACATCTACTGCTACCGCTATGACTATTGGCTCAAGTGCCAACCTAGCCAAGGGCATCATTGAAATTGATGATGAACTTATCTGGATTGATAACTTTAGCCAAACAAGCAGCACACTTAATGCAGCTCCAGGATTTGGTCGAGGCTACCAGAACACTAACGCCTCACCACACGCACAGTATGCCCAAGTAACCCTTAGTCCAACTTTTCCAAAGGTAACAATTAAGAAGGCTATCAACGATGTAATCAATAGCGTCTATCCTAAACTTTGGTCTGTTGCCTCATATACCTTTACATTCAATGCTAGCCAGACTACATATCCGCTACCTGATGATGTGCAATCAGTGCTTTATATGTCTTGGCAAACAACAGGTTCAAGCCTTGAGTGGCTGCCTATCAACCGTTGGCGTGTTGACCTAATGGCAAACGTTGCAACTTTTAACACACAGAAAACTATTAACCTTTATGAAAATATCCAACCTGGACGAACAGTACAGGTGTGGTACACAACTACTCCTAATACTTTAGATAACCCAACAGATGACTTTGCAGATGTAACAGGATTACCTGCTTCTTCAGTTGAAGTCATAACACTCGGTGCCTGCTACAAATTACTATCTTATGTAGATGCTGGTCGTATCAACTTGAGTTCAGCAGAAGCTGACTTAAATGATACCAAGATTCCAAGCACAGCAGGCGTTGCTTCATCTCGTTATATCTATGCTCTATACCAACAAAGACTCACTGACGAAGCGCTCAAACTGCAAGATCTGTATCCAATCCGTATCCACTACACAAAGTAAGGCAGATAAATGACCAGACAGTATTCTTCTATTAGCGTTGAGACAACGCTTGCCAGTGGCATCAATACAACTGCTACTACTCTAACAGTGGCAACTGGTACTGCTACAGCCCTAATGGGTGGTATCACATTAGCCAGTGGTAACGTAGACATCTTCACCGTTGCACTAGATGTAGACACAGTCAACGAAGAGATTGTCTATGTAACTAACGTATCTGGTGACACACTTACCATCAGTCGAGGCCAGGCTGGAACTGGAACTGCTGGAGTATCTGGTATTGCTCATACTGCTGGAGCATCAGTCAAGCACGTGCTTACATCATCTGACTTAATCTTTTTCCGTAACAACGCCTCACCTGTAGCATCCTTTGCATTTAGCGGATCTACATCTGGAACTACCACAGTGCAGGCAACTGCAGTAGCTGGTACTAATACGCTGACTCTGCCTGCTACAAGCAATGATACCTTGGTAGGTAAGGCAACTAGCGATACTTTAACTAACAAGATTTTAACTAGCCCAACAATCAATACAGCAACTATAGCCACTCCAACAATTACTGGTGGCACAAATACAGGCTCTGTGCTTGTATCGCCAGAGGAACGCACCACAGTATCTGCTACAGCAGCAACTGGCACAGTTGCCTTTGATGCCATAACTCAGAGCGTTCTATATTACACAAGCAATGCTAGTGCCAACTGGACTCTAAATATTCGTGGCAACTCAAGCACAACTCTTAGTTCGATCCTTGCTACAGGCGATGCCATCACAGTAACGCACCTAGTTACACAGGGATCAACTGCTTACTACAATAGCGCAGTACAGATTGATGGAGTTTCCGTTACTCCTAAGTGGCAGAATGGTGCAGCACCGTCAACTGGTAGCACTAACTCTATTGACGCTTACACATACACAATCATTAAGACAGCATCAACACCAACTTACACGGTCATTGCATCTCAATCTAAATTCGCATAAGGAGCACAATGCCTATTCTTGGAACTAGGGCAGGAGCCTCTGTCAACGGTTACGGTATGTTTGGAAAAGCATTTCCAACTGCCATCGTAACTGGTGGCACCCTTACCTCTGACGCAACTTATTTTTATCGCACCTTTACTTCTGGTGGAACACTATCTGTAACCAATGGAAGTGTCTTAGCCGACTATGCTCTTATCGCTGGTGGTGGCGGTGGGTATGCAAGTGTTTATGTTGATTTTGGTAATGGATCTGGCTATGGCCAAGCATTTCAAGGTGGTAACGGTGGAGCTGGTGGCTATCAAAACGCTAACGCTCAAACGCTTACTGGCTCTTACAACATTACAATCGGTG